GGCTTCGGCAAACAGCTGCTGGAGCGCGCCCGGCAGCAGCTGCTGGATGCTCTCTCGGCGATGCAGGCACACGCAGTTGATCGGCTCAGTGGGGGACGGCTGGCCCACGACAAACGGATCCGACGGGCCCGACAGGGGCGCATCCAGGTCGGGCAGCACCACGATGCCGAACTGCAGTCCTTTGGCCTGATGCACGGTCATGACACGCACGCCGGCGGCCGTCGGATCGGCCACGCGTTCGAGCTCGACGTACCGCAGGAAGTCCGCGGTGCGGAGCGTGGCCAGGGGCTCGTAGCCATAGGCCACTTCCACAAGCTGCTGGAGGCGGCTGGCGTCGCGCAGATCGCAGCTCGGCTCGAGCGACCCCGCCCAGCGCTGGATGGCCCGGCCGTAGCCGGCGTGGAGCAGTTGTCCGCGGACGCTGCTCGCCACTGCCCAGGTGCGGGTATCGTCGGTGTGGTCGTGGTAGTTGAGGTGTGTGGCGAGCGGCGATTGGGCCACGTGGAACCGCGCAATCGAGTCGCCGGGGTGATCGGCCAGGCGCAGCAGCGACAGCACGACCTGCACGGCGGGAGAGTCGGTGAGCGGATTACCTCCTTCTTCACTGGCCGGGACGTTGCGTCGCCGCAGTTCATAAATCAGCTGCTTGACCGTCGCATTGCGGCGCGTCAGCACACCGATGCTGCAGCCCGGTGCCGCGGCGACCAGTTGCTCGATCCGATCGGCGGCGTAGGTCAGCTTCACATCGTCGGCCTTGTCTCCGTCCGCAGCGTCCGGTGCGGCACAGAGTTCCACGTAGCCGGGGAACTCGCGGCAGGCGGTCGTGTGATGGGGAAACCGTGCGCACCATGCCGCCACCGGCTCCTCGAACCGTTCGAGGTTCCCGTGGCGTGTCATCTCGTCGAAGAGCCGATTGACGGTGTCGATCACCGGCTGCGAGGAGCGATGGCTCTCGGTGAGCAGCTGCTGCGTCACGTGGGTCAATTCGCGCGGCAGCGCCTCGAAGATCTCGGACTTGCCGCCGCGCCAGGCGTAGATCGCCTGCTTGGCGTCGCCCACGCAGAAGAACGACGGCGGGGCGGCGCCGGGCGACCACGGGCCATCGCCAGCGTCAGTCGCTTCCGCTGTCACGCCTTGGGCCAGCGGCCGCAGCACTTGCCACTGCGCGAGCGACGTATCCTGGAACTCGTCGAGCAGCAGGTGCGCGATGGGGGTATCCAGTCGGAAATACTGGCGGTCAATGCCCCCCAGGCGGTCGTGCGCGGTCAGTGCGCGCGTGATGTCCTCAAACCGCAGCGCGCCGGTCTGGCGTTTGAGCTGCGCGTAGATGCTGTGGAACTTGTCCAGCAGTGCGTAGGTCGCCTCCATCTGGCGCGCCACCTGGCCCAGCAGGATGGCGCGGGCCTGGTGCAGCAGTCGCTGATAGACCTGCACGGTCTCGGACGGGATCGGCTTGCGGTAGAACGTGGTGTCGCCGGCGAGGACTTTGGCGGCCAGGCCGCGGCCGATGAACAGCTCCCAGTCGCCGTTTTCGGCGGCCGACAGATCCTTGGCCCGGGCGTCCGCCGCCCGGCTGTCCGCCGGCAGCGGCGCGTCGCGCAGGATGCCCTTCACCGTCGCTCCACTCACCGTGAGGCTGGCCCGCTCCAAGAGCGCGTCAATGCGTGAGAGCGCCTGGAGGATCGTCGCCTTGCTCGGCCCCTCGTTGAGTACCCGGCACTGGTAGAGGTACTCCCAGTAGGCGCGCGCCCCAAGGCTGTTGTGCGGCGGGGGGCCGCCGACTAGCTGAAAGACGGCAAACGGGTAAGCCGTCTTGTCCGGCGCGAGGGTGTTGTGCACGGACGCGCGCTGGACGATGCTCACCGCCGCGTCCTCACCCTCTAAGAGCGCCGTGTCAGCGGTTATGGCCCCCGCCATTCCCGGCGCAAAAGTCACCGTCCACGGCCCCCCGGCGTTGCCGCTCACCATCACCTTGCCGACGCCCACGCTCGACAGCGCCGCAAGTCGCGTTTGCACCGTCGCCGCGGAGGCGTTGTGGGCGATGGCCGCCGTCGTCTGGCCGCCATAGGTCAGGGTGAACGTGCCGCCAGTGGCGTCCGACACCGTCACTAGGTGCTCAACGCCCGGCAGCAGCGCCGCCAACGATGCGTCGGTGGCCAGCTTAGTGTAGATCGCTTTCTCCAGGGCCTTAGTGGGATCTGCCATCATCGCTCCACAATGCGCTTGATGGCGCGGACAAAGGCGTCACGTACTGCCTCGACCGCCGGGCGTAGGTAGGGCCGGGGCGCCATCTTAGCCGTGCCAAACTCCAGCGCCGCCGCGTACTCGGCAGTAAAGCCCGTCTCATAGTCCGAGTCGCCGAGCTTCTTGGTGTAGGCGCTGTTGACCAGCGCGCCCGTATCGGTAGCCGGGGCTTCGCCGGGCGCCGAGGCTTGGTGCGCCACGTTGCCGCGCCGATAGATGCGCCCGCTCTTCGGTGGGTTCATGATGGCCATCTGCGCCCTGGCCTGGATGTCGAGCGCCGTGTTTTCGCACACCTCGTCGATCTCCCGCGCCATTGAGGCGCCGATCTCGCCGAAATGCGTGTACTCCAGGACGATCTCGGTTTCGTTGGCACTCACTCTGCCGCCTTCATCAAGGCCGGTTGCATCTGCGCCTCGGCGATCCTCTTCTCGGCGATGGCGTAGTAGGTCGGGTCAATCTCGATGCCGATGAAATTGCGCCCCATTTGGACACAGGCTACGCCGGTGGTGCCGGAGCCCATGAAGGGGTCAAGGATGGTGCCCTCTGGCGCGGCACTGACCAGTTGACGCATTAGGGCGCTCGGCTTTTGTGTCGGGTGACAGTGCTCGTCGCCGCCCGTGTTTGCCGCCATCGTAATCACGTCGCGCTTCAGACCTTGCAGATGCCCCCACACATAGATGGGTTGCCACTGCCAGAACGCCCCGTCGCAGTGCGTTAGCGTGAACGTGTTGTGCCACACGTAGACGCGATCTGGCGCTGGCTCTAGGGCCAGAACCCCACGGAGGAGCCGCGCCAGCGCGGCTCCAAAGAACACGACTGGGCCGCGGCTTATGCGCCGGCACTCATCCAGTTCCTGCTGCGTTGGCAGCCTGTCCCACTCATGCGCGGTGCAGCCATACGGCGGGTCCGTCACCACCGCGTCCACGCTGTTGTCCGCCATCCCCCGCATCACGTCGAGGCAGTCGCCAAGATGAAGCTCTACGCCCACAATCCCCCCGCGAATTGATAGAATCTTTACGTCTGTTAACCCAAAACCCCTTGCAAAACTATTCCGCGTATGGTATAGTTGTGTCAGATCAGCCGAACGCCTAGCACCGCAAAGGAGACCCCGATGAACGAGCTACGCGAGTACTGCGCCCAGGCCATCATGGACAACGACGGAAACGAATTGGTCCGCGCCAAGGACGCCTGCCCCAATTGCGGCGAGCGCCGCATGGATGAGTTGGCCTGGGTCGGCCCCGACTATGAGACCGTCCGGTGCTCCACCTGCGGCCACGAGTACACCCCCGCATGAGCGACGCCCCGCTCCTCAGCACCCGCGACGCCGCCACCCGCTTGGGCATCACGCCCCGGCGGGTGGTTGCTCTCATCCGCGCCGGTCGCCTGCCCGCGTTGCGCGTGGGCCGCACCTGGGTCATCCGCGAGGCCGATCTTGAGTTGGTAAAGGAGCGTCGCCCCGGTCGCCCCAGCAATCGCCAGGGTGAAGGGTGACCTCGCTCATGCTTCCACCGCCAGCACCCGCAGCGCCGTCTGCCACGCCTCGCCCCGCAGTACCGCCACGATCTGGAACGTCCGGCCATTCACCGTCAGCTCATCGCTCGCCACGACATCCGCGTCGTACGGCAACGTCACCGTAAACGTCACCGCGCTGGTCACCCGCGCCGCCACCTCCAACTCGCGCCCCGACGTCGGGGCCAGGCGACAAGCGTAGCTCGTGGTCGATTCACTCGGCGTCTGCCCGCCCATGCCGTCAGAGACGTACGTTTTGCGCGTGCGCGTCGCCGTGTCGGGCAGCGCCGCGGCCTGGGCGGCGCGCATGGTGGTGAGGTCGCTAGCGCTCAGCATTAGTCATCCGGCTCCGGCAGGTTGCCGATCCAGGGATACAGCTCAGCCGAGTTACGCTCCTCAGGCCACTTGACCAGCGTGTGCGTTGTCGGAGAGCGCCGCGCCCGGTGATACCGCACCCGCGCCATGGCCTGCTCGTATTTCTGCGAGAGGTGATAGTTGGCCCCGTCCGCGCCAAAGTCCACCGAATCGGCCACGCCCGCGGCCTTCTCTTCCCACACGTCGGCGGCGGCGGCATTCAGATCGTAGGTGGCCGTCCAGTCCGTCTCACTTGGTTCATGGCCGTCCGCATCGATAAGCGGGTAACTCTCGATATAGGACGCTAGCATGACATCGCTATAGGTGCCCGTTGTTGGTTCCGCCACCATGCGCCGTACCTGTGCGATCTGTGCTGCCGTCGCCGC